ATCACCACCGATGGGTGTTTTAAAATGCACCTCACCTTTTTTGACCACATACTCTCTAGGGTCGGCGTCGTGACTCTGTACGAATTGTGAGAGGATGCCGGCCAGTTGTTCTTTTGAAACTTCATTGAGATCCACAGCAAGATCCAAGTCCCCAGATGTGGGTTTCTTACCTGTGGATCCCAGCCAACGGTCCTTGGGGAATTCTATACCAGTTACTTGTTCTATCCAATGAATGGTAGCAGGCACATCTGCACGATTGATACGCTGTGTGAGAAGTTCGCCCTTAGGGCCTTTAAACACATTTCCGCCTTCCAGCAGTTTATTGACTTGCATGACTACGCCTTACGGTTCTAGCAAATCTGCCTGCATCTCTGGTACGGATGGCATTCAGCAGTTTGCGTGTGAGATTTTCTGCCTGCTCCGGTGAGTAGGCAGCATCTATCTGTTCCAACAAGTTGATGGCACCAGCGATGATGTTTGAGGCGCGGCTTTCTATTATCAAGTCGCGCTCGCGCTCAACATACATTGAATCCAGTTCTTCCAACAGACTGCGGGTGCGTTTTTGCATTGTGTTCAAGGGCCTTTGGGTTATTTATTGGTTTTAGCCTGTTTTGATCTTGCCCAACAGCTCCTTGAGCTTGTTGCTTTGCACATCTGCCGTAATCTTGGGTGTGGGGTCTAGTGGATCCGTGCCCGGCTTGGCCTGACCTCGTTCCCACTTCACAGGCGCGGCGGCATCTGCTGGTGCCACACTGGCTCGAGCCTTGATAGATTCCATCACGCTGCTGGGCTTGCGGAATCCGTTGTCATTCTCATCTCCGCCCGCATCTGTGATACGCATGGTATCAATGTTGTATTCCAGATCAATCTTCTGTCCTACACCTGTGGAACTACGCGATTTCATACATTGTATCTGATACTTGCCACGCTCCTTCATTGAACGTGAAGTCAAGATACCAAACACATTGTCTGCTGTGTTGATCTTGCTAATACCACCCGAGATATGACTATGATCAAACTCCACTTCTTCCACAGCTGATCGATTCAACTGTGACGCAGTGACCATGAGCATTTGCAGTTCTTTGGCCAAGTTTCGCAGTTCTTCCGACACATACTTGTCTTTCACAAACAAGTCATTTGGACTTACCTTTGCGCTCACAGGCATCAACAAATCCAAGTAGTCAATCATCACAAAGTCCACCCGCTTGCCTGTCTGGATCTGATACTCTTTCAGGTATGCTCGTATGTCATTGATGTTTGATTGTGCCGGTAATCCTTTGACCTGATAGTTGCCCGACTTCTTTGCTACCAGTTTGACTTTGAGTTCTGCTGTGTCAATGTCCTTGCGGATGTCTTTGGTGCTCATGTTGGTGAGCATGGCATCGGTTCTCAAAGCTGTGAGATCTTCACTCAGTTCCAGTGTGATGTACACGCCACTGAGTCCGGCCTGTACCCAGTTCAATGCTATGTTCATCATGACCAAGCTCTTGCCCGATCCGGATCCACCGGCAAAGATGTTGAGTTCGCCTCGACTGAATCCACCATACAACAATCGATCCATCTGTGGCCAGCCTGTGCTCACTTGCCCGCCCGATTCAAAATATCGGCGTATGCGACCAGCAGGGTCGGCAAAGTAATCTGTGCCCATGTCCTTGGTCAGCGAGATCTGCACAGCATCCTTGATCAGTTTTTCCACAGGATCATAGTCACCCTTCTCCAACAGGTCTGCTGCTTTAAGAATCGCCCGCTCTAGTTCTTGTCGTCGTGTGAATGATTCAAACTCGGTCATGAACCATTCAAAGTGTCCTTCGTTGAGTTCGGGCACCGGCTGTAGCCGGATACCAGTGGTGGCTGAGATCTGCGATCGATCCGGCAGAGTCTTGTATCGGTCGCCGTGCTCTTTTATGAATTCGGCTGCTGGTCGCAGGCTTCGATCAAAGTTTTCTGGATTGTAGATGTTTTGCACACGCACATAGCCTTGTGCGTCTTCTAACATCATCTCCAGGAACAAGCGTTGTACATCAACTCCGTAGTCTTTTAACAAGATTTTTCCTTCATGTATTTTGCAATTTTTAAACTATCCGCCCAGCTAGTGCCCCGAATAGAATCAAGATCTGACAGATAATGTATCCATCCTGTATCTTCTTTGTGGTCTGCTTCTGACTCAAGATACTTAACAAGTCCCCCTAAGGCCGGAACAGATTTTAATTGATCGATGGCAAGATTTTTAAGATAGGTGTTCAGATATTTTGGATCAAATTGATGTGCAAACTGCCAGCAAAAATCCGATATATCACCTTCTCTGTTTACAGATATATTCTGATCAAACCAGTTCCATACATCTTCCATCTCAAATAAATTATAAGATCCCACTGTTGAGTTAAATCCAAACATCACGTTGCTGGGCAAATCGATTTTCATATCCAACATGTTTTTACAAGTTTGGCTCCATATACCGGGCCACCTTACATATTCAAATGCCGGTCCGACTGCATCAATGCTAAAATATATTTTAACTAACCGAGCTTTGCTCCATAGATCAATTGTTGTTTTGTTCGGCATTATGGTACCATTGGTATTATAACTTATTTCAGTGTTTTTTAAAACATCTTGTTGCTCTAATCTAAACAACACATCAAGGTGATCGTTGTTAAGCAAAGGTTCTCCACCATTGAAATGTATTTTCTTTATGTCTGTAATTGCAAGTGTATCTAAGAACTTGTTTTGATTTTGAAAATATCTTCCGAGTTTTGATAGCTCGCCTTTGCCAAGATTTTGTTGTTTGGCCCACAGACTACTGTGTCGCGGGTTGCACATCACGCAGGCAAGATTGCATGCCCATGTGGTATTGTAGTCTATACGCTGTAACAATACATGCCGATCAACCTCAGGAAATTGAAAAAACTCAATGGCACTCTGACGACGGCTCTTGGTTCCTAGATCTTCTGACTGCCAACATCTAGCACATTCTTCGGGTTTTTCTCCACGATCAAATCTCTCTCTGAGTTGAGTTAAATGAGGACTGGTATTGAAATTAAACCCTTTGACTTTTTCTATACTGGTCTGTGCTTGGCAGCACGGTGAAACTTTGATTTGATCGCTGTTGTGTCGGTCAATAAATATGCCGCGGTATATGTCCGGACACCAATTACCGTAGTCAGTTGACAAGATTTTTCCTTAAAATATGATCAATACACTCATTGGCAAATAACGACTGTATGGAATCATCTATGACATGAAACCACGGCCTTGATTCTTTTATTTTATAATTCCATAGATTGGTCATCAGTTCTTGATCTCGGTACTCGTTGACCAAGTTTTTCATGTAGTTAGAATTTATAAAAGATCCGAGATCATGCCCGAACATAAATCCACCAAGATTATAGCAAAACGGTATTCCTTGCTGGTCACATACCATCATACAATTTAGAATATACATATGATTTTTTATCGCTTCCATGTTCTCCGACGCTGCTGTTACCAACCATCGGTCAGTTATTTTTATCTTTTCTACATCCTGTTTATTTTTATTGGTCGCGAATCGCCTCTTGATATAGGATGCAATCTCTAGATCAGTGAAATCTTTGGGCAATGCATTGATGTCGTTGTCGAACTCGTATCTTCCCACGTCAGTGAAAGAAAATATCACAAAATCAGGATTTAACTTTAACCCTTGCAATAGCTGCAATGTAATCAGTGCGTTGCTGCATCCGCCATAGGCAAGATTATGAACTTTAAATTTTGATGAATAGTTTAATAGCTTTTCTGACCAGTGTAACCCAATAAACTCAGGATCGGTCACACAAAAACTATCACCACAAATAAGAATGCTAACTTCATCGCTTGACAATTTTTTTCTTCCTTATCTCAATTTTGATTTTGCTGGTTTCACGATTTTCAAATATAGTTAGCACAGTTGCCAATCTACCATAACGCATTACGCTGTCATTCACATCTTTGATGTCTGCAGGCCAGGGCGGCATGCTCACTGCCCAGCCCAGTTCCACTGCACGATCCACCAGTTCCATGCCCGCCAAGTCTTGGTCTGGCACCACTGTTATTTCCTTGCCCAGCTTGCGAATCAACCTAGCCTGTTCATCTGAGATAGTGCTGTGCATCACAGCCAGGCCACCAATGCATAGCGCATCAAATATACCTTCTACCACGATTGTATGAGTCCAGTCGTAGTGCTGCAAGTCTGTGCCAAACACATATCCTGGTTGGCTGTTGCTGATGTATTTGGGGGTGCGATTATCCAGGAACCTCTGTGTGTGCCCCACTATGCGATCGTCATGAGTGAATGGTATGATCACGCTGGGACGATGTTTCCATGCTTGTTCTGGATGATCCTGTATCATCACAGGATAGTCATCAGGCACACATCTTTGCCTTAGATACTCTCTGCGAAAATCTTTCTCGGTCAGCAACTCACTCAATGGTGGCAGTTCTTGTTCTTCAAACCGAATGTCCGCTAAGGTATTGAACATCCTCTGGCGGTCGTCTATGATACCATGTATGCTACGATGCCTTAGGCTTTCTAGATTTAACACATCAATCTCTGCGTCAGGCACACCCATCCAGCCCAAGAGCCTACGGGCCTTAAAACTCATCGAACGACCAAGGATAAAACTGGCGGTGTAGGTGCAGTTGAAGCAGTGATAACTCCAACCCGATTCTGTGGGCTTGAGGCCCCCGCGGCTGCGCTTGTCTGCTGTGCTGCCATTGTGAGCGCAGCACACAGCGTTAAACGATATCCAACCTGAAGGCGTGGCTTTTCGTTTTGTAGGCAGATAACCAAGGATGTCCAACATCCTTACATTGTAGCAGAGTCTATGGTAGAAATCAACTTTTCTGAGATCATCACATGCCCAATCTCGTTGGGATGGCCGCCGGGCATGATCAATTCACGCTTTTTATTGCCCGGATGATCTCGGAACCAAATGGTGGTAGAAAAGCCCGGCCAGATTGCAGTGGGTAGATTCATTTCAACATCAGCTGGCATGACATGAAACTGCATCATGTTGAGTTTTTTTCGAGCAGCCACACCATCAAAAAACTGCACAGTCTGTTGATAGTTCAGTCTTGCCAGTTCGGTACAGTTGGTCAACACCAGTTGTTGCTTGACCATGGTGCGGAATTCTTCAGGCACCACGCTTGAACCATACTGCACCCAGGTGGAGTGTATGAACCGATTCCACGGCGGGTCGTTGGCATAACTGCGGTGATTGGGATTGTAAAAGCTCAGTCTATCTGAATCTGTGTGACCTACCAGGATCAAACACGAGCCCGGATCTGGTTCATGATCCAACCACCACTGGAATGTCCAGATTGAACTCTGCATGCTGCCGCCAGCGATGCCAAAATTTTCCACAGGTACACCATAATGCTCGCCCAACAGTCCCAAGAAGTTGTGACTGTTGCGGTATACATCATTCTGATGCCAGCATGAATGTGCATCAGAGTATCGGCTGCTGAGTCCTGGATCCAGTAACTCATCACCGTACATCCAGCTATCACCAAACCCTACGATTTTTTTAAATGTCATCTGACCAGTATGCTTACGATGGCTCCACGATTGATACTGACCGCGGCAACCTGATTGCTGCGTTGCGGATCCGCTGCGTATCCTGAACCACCGTTTATAACATTTATGGCACTGACCGAGTCACCCGAAATTTCTGCTTCGGCCACTGCTCCTGCACCCAGTCCAATGATACTCACACGCGGTGGTGCCAGATATCCATATCCGGATTGATTAACTGTGATTGAGGTGATCACACCATTGGCGCCATACGCTGTGGCCGTGGCCAACTGCACCTGCTGTGTGCCCGGCCACTGATCACTCACCAATCTCAACAAGGGATGAAATCCTGCCACATTGATGTAATCCGTTCCGGTTTTGTTGTAGTAACTCTGACTGTCAGTGACATCTACCCATACAGATTCATAAGTCTGAGCACCTTGTGCCTTGACATTGCCGGTGTAGTGATCCATTTCCATCTGGAACGTGGTAAAGCTGGTGCCATTGGTGGACACATGACTGCTGAATCGTTGTGGATCATTGTACACATTGCCATACGCACCTGGAGGATTCAATGCCCAGTCAGGATAGTTGGCCTGGTTCACTGGATCGATATATGCTTCGGGCCCATATATGGTGGGAATGGTGACCAAGGTACTGGGCACAAACGCTGGCTTCACACTGTCAACAATGTCCACGTCGCCACGGCCTTGTGCTTGGGCATCCACAAATACTGCTTCTACGAGATTGCCCGAAGCACGTTCTATGCTGTAGCTGGATGGTTCTGGAGGAAACTCTGTGGTCTCTGCTGCTGTGAGTGTGACCTTGGCACGACCAAAAGCAGCGTTGATTATGACCATGTCTTTTTCAATCAGCTGGGCTGTGCCTGCTAGATTGATCAGTTTGAATCGCAAGTCTGATCCTGTGATGTTCACAGGTTTTTGATCTTGATTGATGAACTCAAACAAAATCACATTGTCAACACCTTTGTTGATGGTTAATTTTTTAGCATACACAGGGTCCCACCTCCGGTCAAAAACATCACCATCTGTGGTATCCAGTACCAACACACGTTGGATTTGTTGATAGATATAGATCTGAGTTGAATACATGTGGTGAGCTCCAATGATATTTAGCCGGATGCACAGGGGTATAAATATCCAAACTAATACAATATGGGCAGCGACTTATTCCAAAAACTTGCAGACAAGTATCCCTTCATAACCTTGTGTGTGTATTCCACTAACGAATACGTAGGCATTGTGCAGAATCGCGACGACGTGATCACCACAATCTACGATTTTGGTGTGATACAAGATCTTGATCAGAAACGACGCTACATAGATCTGGCCAACACCTGGTGGTGGGAATCAAATAGATCCATTCCTATCAACATATTCCTGCGTGGAGAATGGGATGAGTTCCGACTGTGCTTACGCACTTTTGTGAACAAGGACCTGGAGATCTTACACGGCCCTGTGTGCAGCTTAAACGACATTGCCCGTAGAAAGGGCAAGCGAAAATCAATTACCCTGGTCAGACGAGTTGAGTAGGTTCATGTGCAATGAGACCAAGGCTGCATATCCCACAGCATGAGCTTTCTTGAATGTGTAGCCCCGGCTATCATCGCCATCCCATACTGACTCAAACACCTTGTTCCAGGGTTGATTTTGTAAATGTGCTTTGCCTGGCCGAATAACACTGATGAACGCAGCCATCCTTGGAATTGAATCGGGCTGCATACTCTTCAACAAATCAGTATAGTTACCCACATGCACCAACTGCCGAGCCCATTCGGGATCTGTCCATAATCTGGTCCAGGGTGCATCCTGTGCTAACATCTGCTCATAATGTGCAGGATCTCGAATCTGGCTGTACACACTCATGTTCAACAAATCAATTTTGAAGTAACCACGAGCTTCGGCTGTTTCATAATCCAATGCCGAACATCCTGTGATGGGATCTCTTGGAATCTCAGTCACATAGATGCCGGAGTTGTGTCGGCGTCCGTTGCTTTGCCGTGCTGCTGTGTGTGGGATCAAGGCCAACACAGCATCTCGGTTGGGCACATCAATGTCAATGTCTGCGCTCATGCCTGCACCAGGAGTGTGATCATTCGCAGTTTTTCTTCGGCTTCGCGCACCGCTGTCAACTGATCAGCCACAGCAGGATACTTCTCAGCCAATTCTTTTATTTTCATTTCTTCCACACGCCTGTGATTTGCCCAAGCAATGGCATCCTGGGCATCTTGTGTGAGACTCAAATGCACAGTGTCCATCAGGATCGGTTGCCACATCGATCCATCATACACTTCCAAACCCTGAAGTGTGGTGTTGAACCGAACATTACCCAGCCCTTGAGCACCGCTGAAGTTGTTCATGTAGTTGGTCGCACCGTTGTTTGTAGTGACTAGATATCGTCCACTGCCATACACATGTTTGATCATATTACCATCCTGCTTGTGTTAAAATCTCTCGTGCGTATTCCTGGTCTGCAGGATAATCCGCAAACTTCTTCTGCCACGCATCTGAATCAATGTAAGGCCATATCATGGCCACTTGCTCTGCATTGAGTTCTGATAGGAACTTCTGCCCGGATTCACTATTGTAGATCACCCAGGCACTGATCCTGCCTGTTGTGACAGCATAGCATGTGGCATTGGCACTGCCGTATCTCAAACAATCATGTGAAGGAGAACCAGTCTTTTCACTCCAGTCAATGCTGTATTCAATGGCTCTAGCCAAGGCATCATTCACATTTTCTTTCTGCACATGTGTCACAAGATACTCTGTGTATAGCCGATCACTGCACCAGTTGTCAATTTTTCGATTGCCTTTCAACAACCATTCAAGGAATCGTTCTGGCTGGATCACACGCACTGACACACAATACCTACCCCATTTCACAAATGCACGATAGTAAGGTGATGTCACAAAGTCATCCCACCCTTTTAGTTTTGCAGATCCTTGTGTGTATTCGTAAAACTTCAAGTAGCCCTGCAGGCCCAGTTGCACACCGCGCTCACTTTGTTCTTGCCAGCGTTTCTTTTGTTCGCAAACATGCACACTCAGCGTGGTTTCTCGGCTGAATGATCGTTCGCAATACTTACATGTGAAGTTACTTGTCGTTGCCATGAGCCCGTTGCAGTTGAGCTAGTTCTTTTTTGTCAGTGAGCGCAGCCATGAGATCGATCTCATCATCTTTCAAATGCGGATACAGTTCTCGTAACTGTTTCTTTATGGCTGATGCACCGGCTTCTTTCTTCTTGGGTGCGATCCAGTTGTGCCGCTGAGCACCCATGCCTGGACTTGCCGCTGTGGCCATGAGCCATTGCAGTTTGGGATGCCGATGCATGGTAAAGAAGTGTCGGTTCAAGTAATGATTCACACTCTGCACGTAGTATTCTTGTAATTCTCGATCACCATCCACTGCCGAGCCCCAACGCACCATTAAGAATGTACTAAACTTCTTGCGTTCTTCTGGCGTGAGCTCATCATAGAAGTCACGGTTCTTTGCGTCCAGTTGCCGCATCTCATTTGAAATGTTTAGTTTGTCGCTCATTTGATCTTGGTCAGCTTATGCACCATTTTAACTTGATCCAGTAGGTCTTTCAAAGCCACATTAGTTTCAGCGGCTACAATTATGTCTCGCCATTGTTCGAATAGTCGGTATTCATCGCCGGTAAGTTCATAGTAAGGCTCATAATTGAGTTCTTTATGTTCTTCTTTATATTTTTTTTCCGTTTCCCACAATTTTTCCCATTTGGTGCGTTCCCAGGCATCTGGTTCATACTCCTTGGTAAGCCATAGGTCTTTCCACTGGTCTAGATACGGATCCGCAGGTGCGAGCTTGATGGTCTTTTTCATGATGATTTTTTAGTTCGAGTCAAGTGATACACCATTATAGCATGATCCAGTATATCTTGTAAAGCAGGATTGGTGCGGGCCTCCCTGCGAATGGCGCCCCAGAGTTGGTCTTCTTGTACATGTTCACGCAGTGGTCTACCATCTTGGGTTCTAGGATCATGGTCATGTCCTACTTCTGTTCGTGTGGCAGGATCAGCACCGGACTCGCGCTGATACACCGTGGCACCCACACGCTCGTATATCAAGGCAGCACCTGGCTTCAACTGTCCCATTACCAGGCTCGATTGTAATCCACTATCTCGCAGTTGCGACTGATGTCTTTGACAAAATACACACAGTCCGGCTGCTCTGCATCATTGATGGGCACACACAACATCTGCCCATTCTTCAGCTTGGGCGCATACCATGCTACCTCTTGATACACATCCACGATCTCTATGGCGGGAAAGCTGGGTCTGAAACTGCTGAGTGGATTGAATTGGAACACTTTGAAACCACGATCATTTATGCTGGTGAGTGGTAGCATTTCTAGATCTCCCACATCGGGTTCACCAATCAGGATCTGCCAGTCCACGGGCATTTTGATCTTGAAATCACCTATCTGTAGCACCAGTGCAGGTGCGCTGAAACTTTCTAGAAAAATCAAAGGAATATAATGATAGTCTGGATTGGCCGGGTCTGAGTTGTCTAGTATGGCAAATCTCATGTCATCTACCTCTTCAGGCAAATGGTCGAGATCATAGGGTCGGTTGTCTAAGGTAAGGATACGCATGAGTTTATTGTATACTATTGTTGGCAAGATTGCAACCTATTGCCAGTTCAATTTCTCCTGAGTGTAAGGATAGTTGGCTTCATTGTAGAACACCTTGCGTTTGGCCAAATGGCGCTTGCTGAATTTGCATGTTGATGTGATATCCCAGATCTGCACATGATCTTTGTCCTCGGCTTTACGGATTCCACGCCCAATGCTTTGTATTACTCGGGTAAAACTCTTGCCGGGCTCGATCATTACCAAGTTAAAGATACGCGGAATGTTGAGACCCACTGCTGCCACACCGTATGTGGCCACGATGATCTTGTCTGTGCTGGTGGCAATTTCATCATATTCATCCTGTCGGGCTCGGACCTTGGTTGCACCTGACACAAAAACCGCCCGGTCGCCCAGTCTCGCGACCAGTTCTTGCCCTGCTGCCACACGATCCACCAGCACAAGAGTGTTACCTGTTTCATTCACTTGAAGAACCAACTGTGCAATAGCATCCAATCTGCCAGGCTCCTCCAGGAGATATTTCAGTTCTTCTTGATAGGTCTTGTGCTCGCGCAGGTCTACCAACTGCACCACATTCACATGGCACTGTGCCAACACACCGCGATCCTGTAGTTCGCTTGCGGCCAGTCTTGAAATCACAGGACCCAGGCTCACCAATAAACTCTGGCTTTCAAACAGCTCTTTTGGAATAGTTCCTGTGAGTCCCCAACGGATTGGCACTTTCGCCATCACACTGGTCAGCAGAGTTTTTAATGCATCTGCTTTGGCCATGTGTACTTCGTCTACTATAACACACACAACATCTTCGAGAAATTCCTGTATGGTGCAATCGCCCACACCATTCTTTGTGTTCTTCAACAGGTTGTTTAGACTCTGCCAGGTGCAAATGGTGTGATGGCGGCCGTATTCTTTTCTGTCACCGAAATAAACACCCACATCCAACGCCATATTGATGTAGTCTTTTTCGGTCTGGGTCACAAGACTTTTGTTGGGTACGATAACGATACTGCGACCATACACACTCACAGCGTCGCTGAGTGCTGCTGTCATGATGGTTTTACCTGCACCTGTGGCCACTTCCTGCAGGCATTGCGGATTGGCCAGGAAGTTGTTGATGATTTCCACTTGGTAATCACGCAACAAGATAGGTTGACCCTCAGCAGGATGCCCCGGGGGCCATTTGCGATCCTGATATGTGGTCTCCGTAACTTGTACGAAATCAAAGGTGGTGGTGTATTCGCGTTGATCATCCAG